CAAGGTTAATCAACAACCTAATTCACGAAATGCGTAAACTTGTAGCGAGTGGTAATAAAGTACCGGACGGTGAGCAGGCCCTGCAAGATTGGGTGACTAAGATGGTTGAGATTATCGGTGAAGAGAACAAAAACAATGAAACCCTTACAAATGGACAAGGCAATTAGAGACGTTATCATTTTATGCGTGCTTTGCGTTACGCTTGGGTGCTTAGTTGGGTTTTATTTTTACGAATATATTTAAGCAATGACCGATATTACTAAATGCACGGGCGAAGGTTGTTCCTTAAAACAAAGGTGCTACCGATTCACCGCCCCAATGGGAACCTATCAATCAATGTTTGTCGAGGTTCCTTTTGCGGATGACAAGTGCGATTATTATTGGGAAACCTTTAACACCAAATGAAAATAGACCACATCGCACACTTCTGGGCTGGGATGGCAATCCTTGCCGTTACGGGTAGCTGGCCAATTCTTATCGCAGCAGCATTCGGCAGAGAATTAAAAGGAATCCTACTCGACGGCCGCAGGGACTACAACGATAGCGTTTGGGACGTTGTGTACACTTTGGTTGGTGGCGTAGCCGCAATGATAGGTAAATTATTCTTTACCTTATGAAAGCCGTATTGGAGTTCACGCTCCCCGACGAGGAGGTTGAATTTATGGAAGCCGTTAACGGAGGGATGTTTAAGCACGTCCTTTGGCAGTTAGACCAAAAGTTGCGCTCTAACTTAAAATACGGAGAACTTCCAGACGTTGAATACAAATGCTACGATACGATACGCAAAGATTTGCATTCGCTACTTAACGCCAATAATCTGACAATAGAATGAAAACCCAAATCCAAGAGCTGATTGCCCTTTATCATTTGCTCGACGAAATCACTCAAATAATCGAATCGGAGAATAGCGGCCTATCCGCAGAGCAAAGATTGAGCGAGATTGAAACCACAATCAAAAACCTTTTTAAGAATGACCCCAGTTGAAGAATTGTTCCGTTTGCTTTGGGATACGCCAAAGGATAAGTTCACTTGGTTTACTATTCGTAAACAAATTATGGAGAAAGAGAAAGAGGTTATTGTTAATGCTTATATAGATGGCTTGGGCCTCGAACCGTATGAGGTCTATTCCAAGCAACAAGCGGAACAATACTACAACGAAAAATTTAACAACGAAAAGTTCTAAAATGAAAGAACAATTTATGCGGATAGCAATGGCTCGCTTACGAGGCGTCTATCCTTTCAAGCCCCAACGCAGAGCAGTTGCCGCAAAGATGTGGGTTAAGTTCTTGGAACGGCAATGAAGAACCACACAAAGGTTTATCTTAAGGCAATGGGGTTATCCCCGGTTGAGTTTATTTGTTGCGAGGTATGCAATCGTAGAGCCGTTGACATACACCATATCGAACCCCGTGGTATGGGAGGCAGTAAACTTATGGACACCCCAGAGAACTTAATGGCCTTATGTCGTGAGTGCCACCACGAAGCCGACTTTGGCGTTGAATTATCCAAGGACTTCTTAAAAGCTGTACACCTAAAAAAGCTCAACAAATGATTCATATCATTACTCCCTGCTCACGCCCGGAGAATCTTTCAACAATCAAGCAAACCATTCCAGAGGATTGCAGTTGGACGGTAGTCGTTGACGAGAAAGCAACAGGCGATTTCCCAAACGGAATTACCTACCTACGTCCCAGCGCAGGAGGCAACTGGGGAAATCCGCTTCGCAATATAGGTATGGAGTTTATATTGGCTCTAAAGGCCAAAAGAGGCGATTACATATACTTTCTCGACGATGATAACATAATCCACCCGGATTGGTACGAAGCCGTTAAAAACGAGTTTTATCCAGTTATCACCTGGGGGCAAGTATTTAAGAATGGCCACCCAAGATTACACCCGACAAAAGAGCCAAGAGTAGGCACAATCGATACCGCCTCGTTTATGGTACGTTGCGATGCAATCGGGGAAGTAAGATTCGGAAACGAATACGAAGCAGATGGATTGTTCGCTCAGCAAATGGCTAAGTGGAATGTAAACACGCTCGATGCCTACCTTTGTTACTATAACTATTTGAAATGAAAGTCCTTTGCATCGGAGACCAACAATCCGGCGTGGTGTACCACCGGATTTACAAGCCCTTCACTCTACTCAAGGAGAAAGGGCTTTTAGATTTTCAGATACTCAACTACAAACAGCCAATACCGGAAGCCGATTGGGAGGATGTTACGCACGTTATTTTTTCCCGTGCGCTTCCGTTCTCCGGTGAATCCTTTGCTAACTTCTTTGCGATTTGCAAAGCAACGGGCAAGAAGGTTATCATTGATAACGATGATTGGTGGCACCTGGCATTAGACCACCCCTCAAAAGCAACATACGATAAAGCAAACTTATCTGGAAGGATAGTAAACTCTATGTACTTTGCAGATGAGGTATGGACTACCCAAAAGTATTTAGCAGATAAAATCAAGAAGGTAAATAGAAACGTACATATTCTCCCAAACGGATTAGACCCTGCAGACCCGCAATGGCAGATAACTCGGCAGGAAGCAGATGAAGTACGGTTCGGTTACGTCGCTGGTATATCCCACCTTCCAGACCTTTTGCAAAATAAGATAGACCTTTCACCGTATGAATCATATGTAGCCGACCTTGGTGGATACCCCGAAGCCGCAAAAGCAAGATTCGCATTAGAAACAAAATCCCCAGAGGAATACGGACAACTTTACCAAATGTTTGATGTTGCGCTGTCTCCATTACTACCAAGTGAGTTCAATCGCTGCAAATCAAATCTTAAAATGGTAGAAGCAGGGTTCGCTGGTTGTGCGTTAATTGTAAGTGATGTAGCACCGTACTCTAAACACCTAACCGACAAGAACTGCATCGCCGTAAAGCATAACGGGGATTGGAATAAGGCAATTAAATACCTACACGAGAACCCAAACAAAGCCGGTGATATTGCGCTTACCTTACACGAGGATATGACCACGAACTTTAATATACACGACTTTAACGATTTGCGACTGGAGCGTTTGCAGAAGTTGAGTTAATTATTAAAGTAATAAAATGAAATATGCCAAAAGGAAATCCAAACCTCGTTAAAGGTGGCCCGCCTTTGAATCCCGCTGGGCGGCCACAAGGCGCACTCAACAAGTCAACGACCAAGATTCGAGAAGCATTCCAAAAACTTATCGAGGATAACTTGGAGAATATGACTATCTGGTTATCTGACGTAGCAGCAGAAGACCCAAAAGCAGCACTCGACATCCTAAACAAGATGGCGGAGTACACAACTCCCAAGCTGGCAAGAGTCGAGAACTCACACGAAGTAGCAGAAGAACTAACTTCAATTAAGGTAGAGATTGTCCGTTCTGGAAATTAAGACAAGTGAACTCTTTGAAAAGAACTACACCGCACCAACCAGGATAGTAGTTAATCAGGGAGGTTCAAGAAGTGGTAAGACTTATTCCATATTGCAGATGCTGGTTATCCTGGCAATGCAAGAAAGGGGTAAGGTTATATCTATTGTCCGTAAGTCGCTTCCGTCGCTTAAAATGACTGCTTACCGGGACTTTATGGAAATCGTAAAGGCAATGGACTTGTACGACGAAAAGCAGCATAACAAATCAGACCTTACCTACACGCTTAACGGAAACTTGTTTGAGTTTTTGTCGCTTGACCAACCGCAAAAGAAACGTGGAGCAAGACGGGACTACTTATTTTGCAATGAGGCAAACGAACTAACTTGGGAAGACTTCTTTCAGTTGTTGGTTCGTACTACCGGGAAGATATGGCTTGACTACAACCCGTCAGAATCCTTCCATTGGATTTATGACCGATTGCTTACCCGTGACGATGTAACGTACATACAAAGTACCTACAAGGATAATCCATTCCTTGATAGGAATATCGTAAACGAAATTGAACGGTTGCAATACACCGACGAAGACTATTGGCGTATTTACGGCTTAGGTGAGCGTGGTATGTCACGAGCGACTATCTTTCAATTCGGAACGTCTGAAATCCCCCAAGAAGCAAAACTACTTTCCTATGGCCTTGACTTTGGTTTTACAAATGACCCGTCCGCTATTGTGGCAATCTACCAGCACGGGGACAATCTTTACTTGGACGAGTTGCTGTACCGTACCGGAATGACTAACCGAGACCTTCACCACCATTTGCAGTCGCTCGGCCTTGACCGCAGGGACGAAATCTTTGCTGACTCTGCCGAGCCGAAATCAATCGAGGAACTGCACCGATTCGGGTGGAACGTGAAGCCAACAGCCAAGGGGCAGGATTCCATTAACGCAGGTATTGATATACTGAAACGCCATAAGATATTTGCAACAGCACGGAGCAACAATCTAATTAAAGAATTGCAGAACTATAAATGGACGGAGGACAAGAACGGCAACCTGCTTAATAAGCCAATAGACGTAATGAATCACGCCCTCGATGCTGCACGTTATGCCGTTTACAACAAATTGTCCAAGCCGAATTACGGACGATATTCTATTAGGTGAAAATTTTTTTTGTGTAAATGTTGCACGTATTAAAAATCTGTGTAGTTTTACTACATCAAACAACACCTAAAACAAAACAAAATGAAACGCACCATCAAAGTAACCCGCTACATCGTTGAAGAATTAACAATGGAATTGGACTTGACCGCCAAGGAATTCAAAGCCCTTACCACCCACGACCTCGACGAGATGATAGCAAACGAAGACGAGCGGCTCATTACATCTACAATCGATAAAGTAATCCCCCGGGTGGTTTTTTTACATCGTTGAAGAAGTAACAATCGAGGTTTTGTAAGACAAACAACATACACAAGGCCACCTCCGGGTGGCTTTTTTATGCGCTATATTTGCATAAAGAGTTATTTATCTATGGAACTTAAATTAGTAGTACCTACCTCGCTTGATGAAATCACGCTTGAACAATACCAGCGCTTCGCTCGTATTGAAGGAGAAGGTGAGTTCAAACAAATGAAGATGCTTGAAATCTTCTGCGGGGTTCCATTTTCAGAGTTGCCGAATGTCCGTTTGATAGATGCGGTAAGCGTATTGGAACGCCTGACTAAGACCCTATCCGAGAAGCCCGGATTGACTAAATTCTTTCAACTCAACGAAGTTAAATACGGATTCATTCCAGCACTTAACGAAATTTCATTAGGTGAGTTTGTAGACCTTGATTCGTACTTATCCGATTGGGCAACGATGCACCGTGCAATGGCGGTACTATATCGCCCGGTCGTAAAGGAAAAGGGTGAGCGTTACGATATTGAGAAATACGCAGCAACAGACGAGCGAGACGAAATAATGAAACAGATGCCCGCTTCGGTAGTGCTTGGGGCGCTGGTTTTTTTTTATCGTTTAGGGAACGTATTGGCAGCGCATACCCTGCGCTCTTTGGAGAAAGAACTGAAAACCCATACACCAGAGAAGCCCAATTCGGACAACGATGGGGATGGTATCAATCAATCTATGCGCTTGCTCAAGGAGATGTCCTCAAATTTGGAGACGTTACTCAACTTCCAATAAACCAGGCACTTACATACCTAACATTCGAGAAAGAGAAAAACGATATTGAAATATCAATGATAAAAAAATGAGAAGCTTTTACCTTGCCACCGAAAAGATAAACGACTATCTATCCTCGCACCCACTTGTGAAGGTTGTAACCTTTGGGGATATATTCGACGTTGACCTTAACAAGCAAACGATATTCCCGTTGGCGCATATTATGGTTAACCAAGCAACATTCGCAGACCACGTAATACGCTTTAACGTATCGGTGTTATGTATGGATATTGTGGACGAAACGAAGCAGGATATTAGAGACCAGAACGAGCCGTTCTTTGGCGTGGATAACCAGCAGGATATTCTTAACACAACCCTGGCTATTCTAAACGGATTACAATCCCAGTTGCGCCGTGGTACGTTGTACACGGAGAAGTACGAAATCGAGGGGGATATTGTTTGTGAGCCGTTTACGGAGCGTTTTGAAAGCTTGCTCACCGGATGGAACCTGACCTTTGACTTGATTGTGCCGAATA